CTCATTAGCAGGGTTGCTAGGATCCTTCAAAACAAAAATATTTGAGACGTAAGTCAGTCGACGCTTTTGCTTACGTGCGAGTTCCTTATCAGCCTCAATACCAGAATTCCAAAGTTTACTATTGTACTCTGAAACTGGATCCTCTTTGTTCAAAGTGGTCAATGACTTTTCGATGTACCAAAGACCACTTGGTCCTTGAAAGCCATGATCCCAAATGCGAACAAAAGGAATATCTTCTTTGTCTGGCGCGGGAAGGAAACGGATAACTGCGTAGCCGTTACCAGCCTTATCAACAGTTGGTTTCCAATACTTATCTTCTTCAGAATTATCGAATGTGTTTTTGTTTAACTTTTCCAGTTCTTTAGTGAGTTTATCAAAACTACTAGCACTGGATCGTTTAAGGTCAGCAAATGACATATGTATATCTCCTATGTGTATCGTTGTATATCGTAGTATTTCTTTGTATATGCCTTTTGGGCACTGTTATTTATATTACTTCGTGATGATCTCATCGCCAATAACTAAAACGTCAAGATCACTTGTATCAAAAAGTTTCTTTGCGTCAGCCTTGTATCCAGCAATAGGCGCACCATTCACGTTTAGTGAAGTGTTGAGCACCATTGGAATACCAGTTTTGCGTCGGAAACTTTCTATCAAGTCTCGGTAAATTGCATATTGCGGTTGTTCATTGACCGTTTGAATACGGCAAGTACCATCAACGTGCAAAATAGGTTTGAACTGACTCTTATCAAGAGCGTCAATTACATAAAGCATATATGGGCTTTCATAGTCACAATCAAAATATTGACTGGTGTATTCATTCAAAATTGATGCACCAAATGGGCGATACTCCTCGCGCTTTTTAACACGAGAGTTGAGAATATCTTTACCATTTTCAACATTTGGGTTCATCAAAATAGAACGATTGCCAAGGGCTCTTGGTCCAATTTCACCATTTCCCTGGTACCAAGCGACTATTTTACCCTGCGCAAGAAATTCCGAGGTCTTTTCTATAGTGGCGGCTGATGGAGTGCTATCAGGTGCTTCATCGTTTTGCCAATATGGGAAGTTGCTATTATCAAACTTTGGCTGACAAAACAACTTACGCAAAAACTCAACACAACCCAAACTCAAACCATCATCTGGACAATGAGGTGGGATATGCATATTCTTGAAACGTTTACGCAGTGAGGTATTCACCACGGTGTTTTGCGCAGTGCCGCCAGAGTATGTAATGACATCATCTGGATTTGCATACAGTGAGAAATAGTCAGGCATCTTTTGCTCGCCGAAAACGTGCAACCAATGCGACAAATTAATCAACTGTTGTCTTTCGTCGGGAACTGGGCGAAGCATTTGGTTGGCTTGCGCAGCAATTTGAATGAACTGATTGAGGTGGCGATAGCGAAGTGGCTCAACAAACTTCATCAAATGCCCAGTCAAATCTTCAGGGACATTGTGAAATGACTTCAGCGCCATCAATTTACCAGCAATGTCAAGCACGATACCTTCAATACCGATCTTTTGACCAACCTGTTCCATGGTGACTGACAGCCCCATGTTTTCACTACGGTCAACATACTCAATCAACTTGTCATTCTTAAAAATGCCAGAAATACGACCGTGATCGCCCAAACCATCAAGGACGAAATGAGTTGAAACGGTGTCAAGGTCTACAAGTGGCCAACAACTCAAAGTGTGTGAGTAGTGATGGTCAATGCGATAAACTGGGCATTTGAACTGCGACCAAAGTTCATTTTTGCTCTTGTCGATTTCAAAATAATTCTCATTGATTTGAATTTCACGATCCAACTTATGCAGTGCTGGGTCGTTTGAAATACAAATCCCATCAAGTTCCTGTAAGTCAACACCAAAAATGTCTTTGGCATGTTGCAGCAACTCTGGAACATCGTCAACCTTTGGGGCATCAGCCTTTACTGACGCAGTGTTGTAATGTTTCTTTTGAACATTGCGTTCGATTTTGGCATAGCGAACCTTGATGCCATCTGAATACGCAATGTTACAATCATGACCGTTTCTAATACCTAAAAATTTCATTCAATTCTCCTCAATTCAATTGAACGTTTCCTTGAGTATTTTCTTACACTTGAAAACGTTGTACTGTATGAATGGTTTATATTTCAAACACTTATTATATATGCTTGGCCAAATAATGGTGTCTTCAATTTTCTTGTTCCAGTGAGGGAAGAAATTGAAAATGTCATTGAGTATGATCAACGTCTCAATACTGATTTGTTTACGTAGAAACATCTTTAACAGTGGTGGATGTTGACCATCACGAATTATAATATTATCGTCAAAATTAGTCAATAACTTTTTTATATCATTGGAAAAAACATAGGTCAGTGACTCCTGTCTTTTCAGCCAGTCCATATAGACTTGCTCTGATTCTTCACCGAACAAATCACCAACCCATTTCAAGTCTTTTTCTACAAAGTTTGACAGCAGGTATTTCTCAGGATCTTTATGCTTACTGAGTTTGTAGAAATGGTATTTGTCTTTGCGAGTTTCAAAAGCATTTGAAGTCGCACTAACCTTACCTTGGTATTTGAAATAATCATAACTACTGGTGAAATGAGACTTCAAAGCAAGGAATTTTTTATATGCTTCAAAGGGCGTCATTTGCATAAATTAGATTGGCAGTTTGGCACGCTTTGGCAAATAGTTCAAAGTCTCATAGTCAGCCTGAAGTTTCGACTTCATTGCTGAATTTGTTTTTACAATTGATGCTGCGGTTTCGATTTCAATGTTGTTTTTCTCGCAAAAATGTACAACTGCATCTACATATGTTAAACCCAAGTCATTGACCATCTTATCAATTTCACGAATAAAATTCTCAGATGTTAGACCAGTTTGCTCTTTTTCAGTTTGCATCATTACCCCTTGTAAAATAAATGTCTCCCAATTTGCTTGACAAATTCTTTTGTCTCAGCCCATTGAGGCTCTACATAATCAGCATGGAAATAGGTAGCATTTCCGATTATACCGTAATTGCGTTTTGAAATCAATATGTTCTCAGCAATTTTTATTGACTCATCCCAAGACCTGTTGTAACTGACAACCTTGCCTCGCTCACAAACCCAACTGAACTGACATGTGCCTTTTGTCTTTTGATAGACAACACCACAAACTGTTCTTGGGTATCGTTTGCTTTTGACTCGGTTCATGGTGACTTCAGCAACAGCAATTTTACCATTGCGTGGCTCACCACCTGCCTCAAAGTAAATGTTGCGCGCAAGGCATTCAACTTCTTTCAAGACCAATTGTTTCTTTTCGTAAGAAAGATTTAGAAACTCGACTTTGTGATTTAGAGTTTCGAGTTCTGATGTCAAGAGCACATTCGCTGTTTGCTGTGCATCTAATTTATCTTGCATGCGTCCAACCATACTGAATGGGACGTATAGCATAAAGAATATTAGAGCAAACAGTCCACCCCATCTACAGAACAAATCGTGATTGCGATCAAAATATTTTTCTACATTACAAAGTATATCTACTGCATTCATGTTTAGAGTCTCCATTATTGCAGTGGAAAGAAAAGGTTGGTGGTGCGAACCACCAACCCAGACCTTTCTGTTACCGAGCGGTCAACTCTTAGCCGTTACTTGCCGTTTGAAATAAAATCATTCAAACGTGTGGCTTTATCCAAAACATCATCCTCAGTAAAATACTTCGGATAATTTGGTTGAGATGGAAGTTGTGTTTTGTTTCCCATTGCTGCGGAGCACAATACTTCCCATTCATTTTTAATGGCTGAGTGTCGAGTATTAAACTCTTCGCTCAGCATATCTTTTGCGAGTTTTACCAACTCTAGTCTAATTTCATAAGGTGTCATAGTCATTTTCATCTCCTTTGTGTGTTGTGTGTGTTATGACAAATGGTGCGTTTATTCTGTTTCCAAGAAAACCCACCGAAAACTCAGGTAATCTATGACTGCAATTAAGCAGCTAGAGCCATTTCGTAGTAATCGTCATTTGCGTTTACTAGTTTTGCGCTGATTAAGTCAGTCGCCTCACTGGTAGCCTTTGGGTTATTACTTGCCCCGTCGAAGCCATTTCTTCCCCGTCAGATAGCCACCACGTACATTGCAGCAGAGGTGATGGGCATTTGGTGGAGAAGGTGGGAGTCGAACCCACGTCCGAAACACCTTTAATCAAAAGTTCACTACCATTGGATAGGTATTTATTACCGTAAAACTTCAACTTCTGCTTCAGTCTCAATCCAAACCCTCGCCCCACATGATAGTGGTTTCTTTGGCGAGTATACAACCTTACTCTCACCCTTGATTGCAATTTCTCTAGCATAGGTGTTACCCTTGTAGGTCTTAATTGAAATCACAGGATCATCTTCTTCGTTCTTTTTATTCGAACGAATTACATGTTGGTTGACGTGAATGAACTTCTTCATTAAAATGGTACGGTGTCATCTTCACCCTTCAGCCACTTCAAAATGGTATCAGGTGAAGTTTCGCCATATGGATCAGTTGGGCAATTGTTTTGCTTGCCTGGCTCGATAAACCACTTTTCAATGAGACCATTGTTGACAACGGCAGCATAGCGCCATGAACGGCGACCGAAACCAAGGTTGTCTTTTGAAACAAGCATGTCCATGCCAAGGGTGAAATCGCCAGAACCGTCAGGAATGACCTTGACCTTTTGAATATTTTGAGCCTTTGCCCAAGCATTCATTACAAAGGAATCATTGACTGATACACAGTAAATTTCATCGATGCCCGCAGCCTTGAATTCATCGAACTTTTCTTCAAAACCTGGCAACTGATAAGTTGAGCAGGTAGGGGTGAATGCTCCAGGAAGCGAGAAAAGAACTACCCTCTTTCCAGAAAAGTAATCAAATGATGTAACTTCCTGCCAGCGGTATGGGTTTGGTCCGCCAACTGATTCATCGCGGACACGAGTTTGAAAAACCACGGATGGAACAGTTTTTGGTCTATAGTCATAAGAATCAAAGTCATCAAGCGAACTCATTTTGATCTTTCTCCATAAGAATTTTGTCATAGATTTCCTTCCAATTTTTGACCAACGGGATCAGGTTATCAATATAATGCATATTGTGTTCATGTTCCATTAGGATTGAATTCAACCCCAAGTTGGAACCAACAACCGCATTTTCAATTTTGTCTTCAATCCAAT